TCCTTTCTTAACTAACCGAACACCTAATGGTGCGGTTGTTATTAAGACTGGAACTGCCGCAGGTGGTGGTGAAAACGAACACTTCAGAATAGAAGGTGGCGATGGTACTGTTGATGCTTATTTTACCAATACAAATTTAGGAATAGGCACTTCTTCGCCATCGCAAAAGCTACACTTATCTGGTGGGAACTTTTTATTAGATAATAATACAGAAATAAGACAAAAAGATTCTGGTGGTACTGAAAGAACAATTATAGAGCTAGATTCTTCTAATGATTTAAATATTGGCGGTAGCTACGCAGGAGCATTAAAGTTTATTGGCGGCGGTTCTTATACTGAAGTGATGCGTATCCACGATGATGGCAACGTAGGAATCGGCACGAATTCGCCTTTGCATACGCTTGATGTCAATGGAAATATTGGTATGGCTGAATATCTATACCATAGAGATGATACAAATACATATCTTCGGTTTTTAGGAGACCAAGTACAATTAGCTGCAGGAGGAAGAAATGTAATACTGTTAGATGAAGGAACTGACCCTGATAAAATACAGATAGGAGATAGTGCGACCTATACATATACGCTTGGACGGCTTGGCGTAGGCACTTCTTCGCCTGACTTAAAACTTCACATAGCGCATTCAGATAGTAATAATGGTCTTTTACTTGAACATACTGGTCAGGCTAGTGGGTATCAATATCTTTTAAATCCTAGACAAACAGAAGGATTAATTTTTCAGCGTTGGCTTAATGGTGCTTATAGTGCTAATGTTATGACGCTAGATTATTCAGGCAACGTAGGAATCGGTACGTCTTCGCCTGCATATAAGCTTGACGTTTCAGGCGACACTAGACTTGATGGAAGGGTTGGAATAAATACAACACCAAGTTCCGACTACCAACTTAATATGCAGTTTGACAATACCAATGCGAACGATGATTTGCACTTTGCACAACGTATTGATGGTAACTTTAGTGGTTCTGATAATACTACTGGCGATAGGGAACAAGGAGGTATTTATTTAGATATTGATTCTAGTGCCGATGGTGATGCTGATAACGAACATAGGTTATATGGTATTTATTCAGATGTAAGGCATACTGGGTTTAGCGATATTGTTTATAGCGGTTACTTTAGGGCGGAAAGCAATAACAGTACAGAAGTAACTTCTACATTATATGGATTGTCTGGTGTAGCAGTACACGATACTAATGCTAGTGGCGGTGTTTCACAAATGATAGGTATTTACGGTTATTCGTCAGTTGAAGATGCAGGCGATGTAGATAATGCTTACGCAGGTTACTTTTTATCTAACGCAGCATCAACTAGAACTGCTAACGTAGGTGATTTAAGGGGTATTAGGGCTGAAGTTCAAATTGATGCGCCTAACGCTTTAACATACGGAGAAGTTCGTGCCGTTGAATCTGTTATTGACAACAACGAAGGTACACTTCCAAGCGGAACAAATAGTTACTTATTTTATGGCGAGTATCAAGGAACAAGATATGCAACGAACGCTTATGGGTTATACGTTCAAGGTGATAATCATTACCTAGAAGGTTCATTAGGAATCGGCAGGACTTCGACTTCAGCTTCACTTGACGTAAATGGTGCTATTGGCTCAAGGGGTGGAAGCTATGATGCAGGTACAGATACGGTTTCTAATGCAGGTCTTGTAATTCAAGAAGGCGATTACATATACACCCAAGATGGTGCGTATTTAAGAAGGTTAATAGGTAAGGGAACTGACGATATTATTGAAATTGGAGCAACAGGCACTTCGCTTATTGATGGTATAAGATTTAAATCAGGTACTTCTTGCCTTTATTTATGGTACAATAACGGTTCCGAAAAAATGCGATTGAATGCTACTGGACTAGGAATTGGAACTTCTTCGCCTGCTACTGGACTTCATATTAACCAAGAAATTGGTGAAAGCATAGTTACCATTTCAAGGGGCGGAACAAATTTATCCGCTGGAGATTCTTTAGGAAGCATTCAATTTGATGCCGATTATAATGGTTCACCTACTGAATATGCAAGTATTGATGCTTATGCAAATGCATTAAGTGGCGTTCGTAGTTCGCTTGATTTTAAGGTTAAATCAACAAGTGGTAACATACTTACTGGAATGACCGTTTATGGTACTGGTTCAGGAGCAAATGTAGGAATCGGAACTACTTCGCCTAATGAAAAATTGGTGGTTAGAGGTGATGTAAAAATCAACACTAACAATGATGCAGGTGCGTTAGATGTTGGAGATACCAGCGACCAAACAAAAATTAATGATTATGATTCTTCTGATAAAATAGATTTTTATACCAATGGTTCATTTAGAGCGACTATTGATAATACTGGAGTAGGAATAGGAACTACTTCGTCAACAACAAAATTAACCGTACACAAAAGTATTGGTTTAGGAGATAGTGTTGTTGATTTAAAAGATACTAGCACAACGCTTGGTGGTGCATATATAGAGTTCCAAAATTCAACAGGTGGTGTTGCAGGTAGAATAAACCACAACGGAACTTCTACGGTTCAATACAATACTTCTTCGGATTACCGACTAAAAGAAAACGTAGTGGCGATGACTGGAGCGTTAGATAGAGTAAACGCACTTAATCCTTGTCGCTTCAACTTCATAGGTGAAACGCCAACCGTAGATGGATTCTTGGCGCACGAAGTACAAGATATTGTTCCTGAAGCTATTGATGGAGTAAAGGATGGAGTAGATGAAGAAGGCAATCCAAGATATCAAGGTATTGACCAATCAAAATTAGTACCTTTACTTGTAGGTGCAATACAAGAATTAAAAGCAGAAATAGAACAATTAAAAGCACAAATAAATTCATAAAAAATGGCAAACACTTACACATTTAAAATTAACGCAGTTGATGCACACACACAGGTAGGCGATCTTGAAAAAGTCGTTTACAATGTACACTGGTCGTATATCGCTGAAGATGCAAACGAAAACAACGCTTCTATTATCGGAACGCAAACAGTAGATGAACCTAATGCAGATAGCTTTACGGCATTTGATGATTTAGTTCAAGCAGATATTATAGCTTGGATTGAACCACTTTTAGACGTTTCAGAAATGCAGTCTAGCCTAGATGCACAAATAGCAGAAAAGGTTACACCTACAAAGTTAACTTTAAGCGTTCCTGAATAATTCTTTACGCCTTTTGAATAAAGAAATTGTTTAACTTTACAAAAATAATTTTTTAAAATGGCAAACAAGATTGAAGAAGGGATTCTAAAAAACCTTCAACAACAACAAGAAAACAAAGCCAAGATTCAAGGGGAACTTGGTGGTTTAGAACTTCAAAAGCACGCTTTACTTCACGCCTTCGCACAAGTTCAAGCTGAACAAGATGCAATCACAAAAGAATTAGAAGAAAAGCATGGCAAAATTCAGATTGATTTAAAGACTGGCGATTTTACGCCTATTGAAGATGAGTCTGTTGAAAATATCGAAGTTGTAGATGTTGAAGAAGTGAATTAGCTATGGCAATAGTTAATGCTACATCCTTTTTATTAGCTAAAGAAACAACGGTGTTAGGTCATTCGACTAGCACCGTTATTAATTTTGACCATAACCTAATTGACATAACCAATAAGGATAGTCAAGGTTGGCAAGAGTTTTTGTCGGGCGTTCGTGGTGGTTCTATAAAGTCAGAAGGTTTATCAAGCTATTCAGATGCTTTAAACTTTAACGAGTTAGAGTCAATGCTAATAACAAGGGAACAAGCAGATTTCTATTTTAAGAATCCCGCAAATGAAACCTTGATAATAAGAGGTACAGGATTTATTACTTCTGTCACCGAAACAGCAGAATCAGAAACAGCATCTTCTTATGAGGTAGAGATTAAATTAACTAGTGCATATTCAATCACCGATGCTACCGAAGCCTTGACATGGGATACTATCTTTACACAATGGGAGCTGCTCAATAAGGACTGGGAAAATGTGTAATTTTTTTATTTGTATATTTGAATAAAATTTTAGGAACATAAATAACTCAATAAAATGGCGGTATTTAACGGTACAAACTTGCTTGTAAAAGTGATCGCAGATGGTGGAACACTAGTCGCTTTAGGGCATACTACAACTTGCTCAATGAGCCTTACGCACGACCTACCGGAAGTAACTACTAAAGATTCAAGTGGATATACGGAAGTTATCTCGGGAGTTCGAGGTGGTACAATTTCATTTGAAGGTTTAGTAAATCACGAAAGTAGTGCTAACGTAGATGAAATCATTGGCTATATTACGGGTCGTACTAAAGTTGATTGGTCTTTTGGAACAGCAACTACGGGTGACACGGTTTATAGCGGTGAAGGTTTTATTTCAGCATCAAGCATAAGTGCAGATGCAGAATCACCAGTAACCTTTGATGGTGAAATTACTATCACGGGTGCTATTTCTTCAGCAACTAACTAGTAAATTAACAAAGGCGTAGAGTTTAGGGGATTCTACGCCTAATATATATTTTATATGGCAACAAGGAAACGAGGCTACTACACTATTAAGCTAGGCGGTAAGAACCGCACTATGCATTTTTCAATGAACTTTTGGGCAAACTTTACCGATATGCTTGGGATATCACTTGAGCAAATTGGTAGTGCCTTTGAAAAGGGAATTTCCATTTCACTTATTAGAGCAGTTATCTATTCAGCACTTCTCGCCCACGACCAAGAAGAAGGGAATGAGATAGAGTACAACGAGTTTAAAGTTGGTGCTTGGTTAGAGGATGTAGATGCTGAAAAGCTACAAGACATCATCGAGGCTATGTTTGAGTCTAAAATATTAGGTAATGACCTTAATATGGGGATTCAGCGTAATGTAAAAAAGACCACCAAGCAGGGAAAGTAAATAGCCGACTTGACTGGGATTCTTTGCTCGATTACTACATTGGTCAGGTTGGCTTAAAGCCAAACGAGTTTTGGAATAACACTTGGAAAGAAAATCAATTATTAGGCGAGTCTTATATGATTCGCCTTAATGTTGAATGGGAACAAGTGAGATATCTTGCCTCTATGCTTATCAATGTTAATGTAGGTAAGAAGAATCAAATGGTTCAACCCGACAAGTTATTTCCGCTACCACAAGATATTTATTTAGAACGAGGCAAACCAAGATCGACTAAAGAGCAATTCGAAGCGTTCAAAGCTAGAGTTGATGCGATAGATGCCGAAAAAGGCAAGGGTTAGATTTTTTGTATTTTTACCTCAAATTATAGCCAATGCCGGATAATATAATAAGAGTATTACTTAAAGGGGATTCCAAGCAACTTCAAGATGCCTTAAAAAAGGCGGAATCATCTTTAAATAAACTATCACCGAAGCTAAAAAGTGTTGGGTCTAGCATGACCAAATTTGTTACCCTACCATTAGCGGGTGCAGGAGCTGCTGCAATTAAGTTTGCTAGTAGTATGGAAGAATCTATGAATAAAGTAGAAGTTTCCTTTGGTAAATCTTCAGAAGAAGTAAAAGCGTTTGCACAAAACAGCCTAGAATCATTTGGTATTGCTGAAAGTACAGCTTTAGATATGGCTGCGACTTTTGGTGATATGAGTACAGCTATGGGTGTTAGTCGATCAGATGCAGCATCATTATCTACAAGCCTTGTTGGACTAGCCGGTGACCTTGCTTCATTTAAAGATATTAATATTGAAGAAGTAACTACTGCATTATCCGGAGTTTTTACTGGCGAAACAGAATCACTAAAACGCCTTGGGGTTGTAATGACCGAGGCTAACTTAAAACAATTCGCTTTATCACAAGGGATTACTAAAAACTTAAAAGACTTTAGTCAAGCCGAAAAAGTGTTGTTAAGGTATCAATTTGTAATGAACGCTACCTCAAACGCTCACGGTGATTTTGCTAGAACTGGAGATAGTGCAGCAAATCAGACAAGACAATTTACACAAGGTCTTAAAGAACTAGGTGCTGATTTAGGTAATATTATACTACCCTTTTTTACCAAGTTAGTTACAAAGGCGAATGAAGTTATTCGACAATTTAAAGGACTTGATGATTCAACTAAAAGAATCATTGTATTTACCGCAGGGTTAGCATCACTAGTCGGTCCGGCATTATATGTGGCGGGTACTATTTTACCTAAACTTACGGTAGGATTCAATATGCTTAATACAGCATTATCACCTATTCCTGGACCATTAAAACTTATTGCGGCAGCAATTACGGTTTTAACTGTTACGTTGCAGAATCTACAAGAAGCAGCAACAGGTATTAGAACAGGTTTTTTTGAAACCATTAAGAATGTAATTCTATCGGTTGGTGATTTTAATAAATTTACCATTCTTTCAGCTCAATCAGCTAGTAAGGTTGTACAAGAAGAAGAACAAGCAAAGCAAGATGCACTAGCTAAAACTAATACATTACTTCAAGAACAAGCGAATCAGTTAGAAAAAATTATGAGCGGGGCGTATGCAACCCCCGAACAAGCTGCAACTACAATAGAACCACCTTCTGAACAAGAACTAGAACTATTAGATATAGAGAATGCTGTTGAGGATGCTATGATAGCTAAACAAGCTATTGATAATATAATGGGTCAAGATTTAGACCTAAACTATCAAGTCAAACTCGATGAGGCTAATATGGAAGCTGTTGGTCTCAAGGTTACTGAAGTGGCGAGTAAGTTTAAAAAAGCATCTGACACGGTAAAAGATAGTGGTTTAAAGATGTCTATTAATGTAGCATCTATGGCTGAAAGTATTGGTAGTGCATTAACTGCTGCAGCCCTAAATGGTGGTAACGCTATGGCTGCACTAGCACAAGTTATTTTTAGTGCATTAGGTGATATCCTAGTTCAAATGGGTACAGCTGCAGTAGCTGCATCAAAATTAGCAGAAACCTTTGCGATTCCAGGAGTGGGAGCTGCAGCGGGTATTGCTGCAATCGCCCTTGGTACTTTAATTAAAGGACTATCAAGTAAAATACAGAACGATGGTTTTGCCAAGTTTGCAAATGGTGGTATTGTATCTACACCTACACTTGGACTTGTGGGTGAATATGCGGGTGCTAGACAAAACCCTGAAGTAATTGCACCACTAGATAAGTTAAAATCGCTTATAGGAGATACTAGAAGTAATAATGTAAATGTTACTGGCGAATTTAGATTGGATGGACAAGACCTAGTTGTGGCTTTAGAAAGAGCTAATAACGAACGAAATAG